TCGACGACGAAGCGGTCGATCTGCGCGAGCACGTCGTCGCCGTCCCACTCGTGATCCCAGCCGTACTCCATCGCCCGGTTGAGTTGCGACTGGTACTCCTCCGCGAACTGGTCCTCCGTTCGCAGCAGCAGCTGCGGCCTGTCGTTATCCGAGCCGAGCTCACCGAGGGCGGTGGTGCGGTACTCGGTGATCACGTCACTCGTGTACAACTCGCGGCCCTTGTAGCGCGGGTCGAGCTGCTGGATCGTGCGCAGGGTTCTGCTCGCGTCGTCCCAGCCGAGCCACTGCTTGCCGCTCGCGTAGGCGAGGTTCAGCTGCCAGGTCGGCTCCATGTAGGTGCGCCGGTACGCCCTGCCCTGCCGGATCCGCTCGGTGATCGGCTTCACCAGCGGGTCGAGCAGCGAACGGGTGCCGTTCGGCTGCATGAGCGCGAGCGAGCTCACACCAGTCCTTTCAGGTGCGCGAGCGCGATGATCCCGACCTCAACGATCAGGATCCAGGCCTGCGTCGATGTCATCGCTACTCCGGCAGCTGGCTGGGGTCGACGTACTCGAACTGCTCGTCGACGAGGTCGAGTGGCTCAGGGCTTGGCGGCGGGCTCCAGGTGCGGCCGGCCAGATGCATGATCTGGTTGATCAACATCTCGCGCTCGCGCGCCTGCTGCCTGACGAGCCCGCGCACGGTCATGCCGGCGAGGTAGATCGCCAAGGCCAGGACGGCGAGGGCGGCGAGGGCGACGGCAAGCACCTCCCAGGTCACGCGCCTGCCGCTGCCTTCGCTGCGGGCTGCTGTTGCGGCTGCTCCGCAGCCGCTGCTTCCTCCTCGGCGGCCTTCGCCTCGGCGGCCTGCTGCTCCTCCAGCGCGATCTCGGCCTCGAGCCCGTCGATCTCGGCCTGCTTCACCTGGCCCGGCGAGCGCAGGTCGAAGCCGAACTGGGCGCCGAGGAACGCCTTCACCCGCTCCAGCTCGCCCTGCGTGTCCTCCGGGACTTCCTCGGGATCGACGCTGTCGTCGTCCTCGAGCGCAGCCAGCTCGGCCTCGAGCTGCTTCTGCCGCTCGCTCTTCTCACTTTTCCCCTTGCCCTTGACTGCGGTGCTGCTCACCGTTTGCCTCCTTGCGTGAGGGATCTCGATACCGCCGTCGGGCGGCTGGTCTTGCGCACGTAGGTCGGGAGCTTGCCCTTGTTCGCGAAGTGATGACGACGGACCCAGGCGTGCCCGAAGCGCCAGTTCAGGAACGCGCGCTGCTTCTGGCTAACCGCCGGCAAGGCACGCCTCGAGCGCGTCCACGCGCGTCTTCAACTCGTTCAGTTCCGCCGCCAGCTCGTCGATCGCCAGCTCGAGCACGCTGTTGTAGCCCTGCGCCAATGCGTGCCGCTGGTGCAGCCAGGTGACGTCGCGGATCGAGGTCAGCGGCAGGCCGGGGCCGAGCTTCGACGGGTCGGGCTCGACCAGCTTCTGCCTGGCTTCACGGAAGGCGTCGAGGCTGCGCTCGCTCATACCTCGACCATCTCCCTCGCGGTCGACGCGACCAGGCCGGCGAGGTGACGCATCTGCGTCACGTCCTTGGTCAGCGTCTCGATGTACGAGCTCTGGCCCTGGATCTTCTGCTCCCGGTCGGCCAAGGATCTGGTCAGCTTCTCGATCAGCTCCTGCCGGCTCGTGATCTCCTCCTGCGCCTGCGCCAGCTCGTCCGCGGCGCGCTCGAGCCGGCTGTGCTCGTCGCCCTTGATCAGCCCGAACGCACGCGCCGCGCGGACGGTGCACATGCGGCACAGGTAGACGCGGCCATAGCCGGGCAGGTCACGGTAGGTGTCGACGATCGGCCCCTTCTGCGAGCCGCAGATGCACATGCCCGGGAACTGGGCCAGATGCCCCTCCGTGCCGTGCTCCGACTTGACGAACTCGACGCTCATGCTCCTCCTACCACTGGTAGCTGCGAGGCCTGTCCTCGTCCCTGGTTGTCCATCGCTTCATTGCCTGCTGCTGCAACCAAGCAACCTGCTCGGCCTCCGTCTCGAGTGGCGGCGGCGGGGCGACGGAAGCGGCAGGACGCGACATCGCCCCGTATCTGGCCGCCGCCACAGCGTGGCCGTGGCTGCCCTCCCAGACCGGGTCGATCATCTCGCCGGCCCAGCGCTTGTCGACCGGCTGTAGTGGGGCGGTCCGGAGCTGTTCTACGAGCTCCGGACATTGTCGTTCGACAATGAACCAGCGCGGGCTCCCGGCCTCACCCCGACGGGGATGCCAGTCGGGGTATCTGCGACCGGGGTCGAGTCGCAGAAGTTCCCTCAGCCGGGTGTAGCCCGCGCGGGGCTCGTTGTTGGCCCGCGCGATCGCGAGGCCATGATCCGCGAACTCCTGCTCGATCGTCAACGGAGTACCGAACCTGTTCAGCGTGCTCGTCGGTGCAGCGAGGCTACTCGGATCACCCCAGCAGGCCTGCGTACGCCACAACTGCCTGAGCTTGAGCACGATCGGCGCCGTCTCACTGGGCAGGCCGGGGCGGTAGAAGGAGCCGAAGCTGAGCAGATTGCCGTCATGATCCACCGCCCAGGCGAGGAAACAGGTCGGATTGGTCAAGCCGTAATCCATGCTCTCGAAGCGGTACCAGGCGTTCGGTATCTCGAACGCCTGCACCAGGTGATCGTCCGTGAGCTGGAACGCCATGCCCTCGAACGCACCCCAGTCACCCTCCAGCAGCTGCTTGCGCACCATCTCCGGCAGATGCGCCAGGCTCCTGATGTACTCGTCCGCCTCGAGGCCCGGGTTATCGGCAACCCGGGCGGGGACGAAGACCACACCCTCCGCCGGCTCGTCGATGAAGCGCCGCTTCACCCAGCCGTGCCCCACCCCACCCGGGTTACTCGCCCAACGCATCCGCAGCGGCGCGGCGATCGACTCCACTCGTCTCAGGCGGCTGAACAGATAGCGGTACTGGCTCTCGCTGAACTGCGTCAGCTCGTCGAAACCGACGTACTGGTACTCCGAGCCCTGATATCGGAAAACATCGTTCTCCGATTCCAGGTAACCGAAGGTCAAGGTGGCGCCACAGAGAAAGGTCCACGTCTTCTCGTTCTCGCGCCAGCGCGCCCTGCCCGTCAACCACTCCTTACTTCGTGCCATCGCGGCACCTGGAAGCGCAAGATCACTGAAGCTACGACGGAGAATGAGTGCGGCGTAACCTGGTACATCGACGTATTGCAAAGCGGCTGCGAGGATGGCGTCGCTCTTCCCTCCACCCGCCGCACCGCCGTAGCCCGCCTCGAGGCAATCAAGGCTGAGGAAGGCCGCCTGCTTCGCGCTCGCCGTCCCCAGATGCGGCCACAAGCTCGCGAGCGTCGGCCACTTCTGCGCCAGCAGCGCCGCCGCCGTCGAGGGCACCTGCGGCTCGGAGGACTTCGGCGATCTCGTTGAGACTGGCACTCCTGTCCTCCAGGTCGGGTCTGACCGCCAGGTCGATCTGTGTGCGCTCGATCCCTCTTCCTGCTGCATTTGCGGTGTATCTGTGCCAATAGATCCGGATCGTGTCACTTGCATCCGGCGCATGCGCCCACTCGCTGAGCGTCATATCCGCCACATCCGCCCTCGCCTCGCGGCTGAGGGCCAACAGGCGCTGGTGACGGAAGAAATCCGCCTTGCGAAAATCCGTCAGCGTGCGGCCAAAGCTATGCGCCGCCGCCGACGGCTCCTTACCGTCTAGAAGCAGAGCTTCTAGACGTCTCCAATCCCCCTCGATCAACGGCATCCGCAGACGCGGATGCGGCGAAGGCCTCTCGATTTCTGCGCGCCTCATCCCGTTTCAGAGCGCACGAGGCCGGAATGCGCAGACCGTAGCCGCTCGAAGACGCCCCTGTCAACACCCGGCGCCAACAGCCACGGCTCCACCAACTCGCCGCGCAGATCCCTGAGATTCCAGCGTCGAGCGATCCACTCGACGCCCTCCAGCGCGAGCGCCCTATCCGCCCTCGCATCCCGGCGCACCGAACGCCGATAGACGAGCGGTGAGGCGCGACGCCGCTTGCGGCGCGGACGCACCTCCCAACGACCCACGTGCTCGGCATCGACGAAGAAGGCGACCACGTGCCAGCGCAAGCGCGGCTCCAACGAACGCATCGAGCGCAGCAAACGCAACAGCTCATCGACGGCACTGAGCACACAGGTACAGACCGCCTCCCGCCCGAACAACTTGCAATCACCCTCGTGCGGCCCCAACAACAAGCCGCCGGCGCGATAGGTGTCCCCGCCGCCGGCACGGACCGGATCACGCAGCTCGTGCAGCGACTCCAGTAGGTTGACCAGGGCGGCAACACGACGCGCTGCCAAAGCAGGCAACAAAGGTGCCGGCGATTTTGCGTCCGGGGTGGCCGCGGCCAAAAAACTTTCTCGCAAACCGACCGCCCCCGGCGACACCCCGTCGGCACTGCCGCCGTCGCCGGCCGGCCCGCCGCGCCCGAAATCGCCTCGAGCTGCGGCCTCTGCGGAGGGCTGCGGCTGCATAAAAGCCCGCATCGACGGCAGATCATGCACGAATTTGGGGTGGATCGCCAGCTGGCTACGTGGCCAGCTGGCAAAAGCCCTGCAAATGAGCCCTTGACAGGCGAAACGCACGATAACGGCTCAAACGGTGCGTCGACGGAGACGGTTGCCTGCGCTGCAAACCGAGCTTCGGCCGGCGGAGCGCGTCAACTGCCCTCGATGGAGCGTTCGAGCTGGGCGAGGTAAGCCTGGATCTCGTCGAGCTGCACGGGTTCGGAGCTCTGGGGTTCGGGTTGGTGCTTGTGGTAGGCGGCGGCGTTCTGTCGTACCGGGGCGTGTCGTTGTTCTGGTTCCCTGCTATCGCTGCTTGCTTGCCCCTTCTTCTTGTTCTTCTCTGCTTTCTGTAGATCTCGCGAGCGCGCGAGCGCTAGCGGCTTGCTAGCAGAAAAGTGGATGAAACCCGCATGGTTGAGCGCTTCGAAGTGCGAAGTCCGTGCAGAACCACGACAAAGACCCCGTACTCTTTGGGTGGAGATCTGCCCACGACTGCGCGCGTATTCGACCCAGATCGTGCACAACAACCCCCGTTCTGCGACAGAGAGCCCGTACCAGTCGTCGTTGCTGTTCAGCTCCGTGTAGAGCTTGATCCAGGGCGGGTCGCGGTCGGCATAGTGCTGGAACTGCTCCCACTTCGGGATCACGATCCAGCATTCCTCGCTCATCGGCCGTGTTGCCCGTGGTGACAGCTAGCGCAGAGCACGACGAGGTCGTCTGGGTCCTCATTACCGAGCCGTTCGTAGCTCGAGTGGTGGACGTTGAGCAGATGGCTGTAGCGACCGCAGTTCTGGCATTTCCGTTCGGCGGCCTGGATCATCTGCCGGCGCCGGTAATGCCATTCGGGCGTGCGCAGGTACTCGGTGTAAGGGAGCGCACGCAGCTCCTTTTCACGTGCGGAAGTTGCCTGCCAGCAGGAGATTTGTTCGTGCGCGGGTAGGTGCCCGATTGGTTGTTCCCAGTCGAGTTCATCACCCGGGAACTTGTCGCCGGCGCCTGTGCCGATCAGCCGGTTCCAGAGCTCTTCACTCATGTCAGACCCGCAAAGTGCGACAAGTTAGACGGCTGTCTCGTCCTCGAGCTCGAGCGGGGTCGGGATCACGCCGGCGCGCTGCGCGAGCTCGGCGAAGGCCCAGAAGTCGAGCGTGACGACGGGCCGGCGATCGTGGTGGCCTGCCACCACGATTAACCACGGCTTCCCCTCACGCTTGCCTTGACTGCGTGCCTGTTCGATCCAGGCGCTGAGCACGGGTGGTCCCGGTCGGCTCGAGCGCTTGATCTCGACCGCGAACGGGACGTTGACGCAGTCACTGACGGCAGCGCCGACGGGCCCTGCGCGACGGCCACCGAGCGCGGCACAGACGCGACGCTCGAGGTCCTTCCAGGCTGTCACCGGCGCACGAACTTGAGCGCGATCGCGTAGCTGTTGTCGTTGGCGATATAGATCCGCCACCCGGCACAAAACCGCTCCCGGGACCAATCGCCGAACCCGGGTTGCCGGTTCGGGCCGCGAAGCTGCCACCGTTCGACGAGCATCACCGGCGCAACGAGACACGCCAGGGCACGCTCTTGACGCTGCGTGTCTGCTCGAGCGCGTGGCGGTACTCGGGGTTCGCCGCTGCGGCCTGTTTTGCCTTGGCGGCGTTGACCTTGTAGCTGACGATCGTCTCGACGATCGCGGTGATGCGCTCGTCGGGCATCCCCGCTGCCTCGAGCAGCTGGATCAGCTGCGCGCCGTCGTACTCGTAGCTCTCGCCGCCCGAGATCGTGGCGGTCTGCTTGGCCAGATGTAGTGTCTTCGTGCCTTGGCGCACGGCTTCGAGCCGCAGCACCTGCTCGAGCACGCTGCGCGCCTGCTCCAGGAGCTGTTTCATCTCGCGGATGCGCTGGAGCGCGTCGGCGACCGCATCCGGGTCGTGCAGGTCGATCAGCTCGCCGATGAAGGGCACGACGAGGTTGGGCTGCTCGGCGATTTGCAGCTCGAGCAGCGCGAGCTCGTCAGTCGTCATCGGCGAGCTCCTGCAGCTGGTCGATGACGCCGGTCTCGTCGTTGTAGCCGTCGCCGAACGGGATCGACGGGTCCTCCTCGTACTGGGTGGGCGACACGATCTCGGGGATCTCGTCCTGGCTGTACATGCCGAGCGAGACTGCGGGCGCGAAGTCACGGATCACCAGCGTGGAGGCGCGCGCCCAGAGCATCCGTGCGGGGTGGGTCTTCCAGGGTGAGCGCTCGCGGATCAGGCCGGCGCGCTGCGCGTCCTCGATCGTGTAGGTGGTCGAGCCGAGCAGCTGCCCCGTCGAGGCCTCCAAGAGCTGCGCGGTGCAGAGCGTGTCGCTCGACTCGCTGCGGGCGACACGGTAGCCGGCGCGCATCGCCAGCGCACGCAGCAGCTGCGCGCCGATGAAGAGGCGGCCGTGGATGACGGTGATCTCGGCGACGGCGGTGGCGGGCAGCTCGAGCTCCTCGGCGTAGTAGAAGCGGAGGGCGTTGGCGGCGCCGCGGCTGTTGGGGTCGTCCTTGTCGGACTCCAGGGCGGCGAGCCAGGTGCCGAGGCGGGCGTAGCGGTCGAGCTCGAGCTGCTGCTGCGGCCTAGGCGGCGGCTGCACGGCGATCTCGCTGCCGCTCATGCGCGTGCCTTCTCGCTGATCAGGTAGTAGAGCTCGAGCGCCGCGACACGCGCGGCCTGCCAGTCGAGGCGGCTGACGTCGTCGGCGGGTGGCTCGTGCTCGACGTCGCGCCGTAGCTCGTAGATCCGTTCGGCGATCTGGGTCACGTCCAGGTCGATGATCATGGGGGCCTCCCTCGCTTTCCGGCGTCGGCCGGCGTTGGTGACGTCCTCGTACAGGTGGGTGCCGCACTGGAAGCAGACGCGCGCCTGCTGCGCGCAGACGTTGCCACAGTGCGGGCAGCAGGGGTAATGGTCGAAGCCGAGCAGGTCCATGGTGCGCTGCTGGCTGCGGCGGTTGCTCACCTCAGCCCGCAGAGCCTCGAGGTGTTCGGCCACGCCGACCAGCCGACCCGCTGGTAGAGGATGTAGGCGCGCCAGATCTGCTCGGCGATCGAGTGGTCGCCGGCTCTGCCCGTGCCGCCGACGGCGTGCCAGGTGGAGTCGAGGAACTGGAAGCCGCCGCTGAAGTAGCCGTGCTGGTACCAGTCGGGTGACTCGTAGCGGTGGATGCACATGGCGGCTCGCAGCCACCAGGCTGGCGGATCGGGCCAAGTTCTTGCCGCCTGCGCGCAGCGAACCCCAGCAAGGGCCAGAGCGGCAGCAGCCAATGTCGCAGGAACACTCCTCAATCACCCGGTCCCTTCTTGGGCTTCGCTACGGCGTCGCCGTAGCCATTCCTGGTGCTCGACTCGCTCCGAGCTCGACCATGTGGCGCAGCGGCCGCAGGTGCCGCTGAACGAGTACTCGCTGCGCACCTCCACGGCGGAGATCAGGGTGCGCCCGCAGCGTCGGCAGAAGCCGGTCGCGCAGACGCTGCCGCCGAGTGGCTCGGGGTCGTAGGTGCCCGGGATCAGCGAGCGTTCCCGCTCGTGGACGATGTAGGGCCTGCGGCACCCGATCCGCGTCCGTTCCCAGAGCTCGGCGAGGTAGCGCCGGTCGGAGGGCAGCAGCCAGTTGTCCTCGGCGAGCTGGCCGCTCACGCGACGACCCTCGCGTTCAGGTGCTGCAGCAGCTGGTAGCCGATCAGCTCCGTGAAGGCAGGCGGGATCGCCTCACGGATCTCGTCCCACGTCATCCAGTCGACGCGCATCGCCGTCGACGCCTCCGAGAGCGTCGCCGCTCGGAGCTCGCTGCCGTCGGCTCGAGTCCAGATTCTGCGCTGGTCGTGCTTGCCGTAGACAGCCGCGTCACGGTCGTCCGGTCGTGTGCAACCGGCCGTCATCAGCGGGACGTTCGACTCGAACAGCCGATGACGGTGCAGGGTGAGCCCGACAGACCGGCCGCAGACCATCACGGGTGACCTGAGCTCGCGCTTCGCTCCCATCACGTTCTCGATCACGTAGGGCAACCCCATCTGCTCGAGCAGTTCGCGAGTCTCGGCGATCAGCGGCGGCGAATCGGAGCCGTGCCTGTTGTTCATCGTCGTGTACGCCTGGCACGGCGGCGAGGCGTGGATCGCGTCGTACGGCGGGTGGCTCGTGTAGTCGAGATCCTCGAGCACGGCGAGCGCGTCCGCCTGCACGAACCGGAACGGGTAGTGCGGCTGCGGCCGGTTATCGACGCCGATGACGTCGAAGCCGGCTCGGTGATAACCGACAGCACTTCCTCCTGCGCCACAAAAAAGGTCGAGGAGACGCGGCTTCACGCCGTTTCCTGTAGCGCGTCCATGAGCATCCGCCGCAGCGCGACCGCGTCGTCACCGACCTCAGCGTCGAGCACCCCGGCCACAGCGCGGCGCAAGTCGCGGAGCTCTGCTTCAACGACGCGGCATTCTACGTCCATCTCCTCTAGCTGCTGGACGTAGTCCGCCACGATCTCGTCGAAGCGCGCGTTCTCCCTCGCCTCGTCGATTTTGAGCTTGCGAACATTCGCCAGCAACTCGTCCAGCGCAGCCATGGCGGGCAGCGCCCACCACGATTGGCTTTCAAGCGCTTCGCGGATCGTGTCCTCTGGCCGTGCGCTGCTCATGACTTCCCCTCCGGCGACAGCATCCCTAACTCACGAGCGGTGTTGAGCAGGATTCCGGCAAGCTCGTCCGAGTAACCAAAACGCTCCTGATTGAAGGCAAGTCCTGACTCGAAGGTTTTGACTTTCTCCGGGTCGTCCGTTCGCTGCTTGACTCGCTCGCTTGCGGCTCGCCAATCGCACAGCATTTCTAGGAGCGCCATTAGGCTCATTCCACGCACTCCGTTTTCGTAATGCTCCGGGTGGTGATCGTTGTGTACGAAGTGATGGTCGAGCGCAGAACCAAGCTCGCGCAGTGACTCCTTGTATTCCTCGCTGCCGTATTCCAGATTGGCGAGTTTCGGCGTTGCGATATCGAACGCCTCAACCTCGGGCGAGACGAGTTTGCTTGCGTCGTGTTTATGGCATCGGCCATACAGATCACCGATAGCGCCGTGGAGGAAGTACCGGACGCAAGCGATGTGTTCCCGCGTCTCGGGCCGCGAGTCATACGCGGCCTTAT